GGTTATAAGGCTGCTCAACATGAAGGACGCAAACGATGCAAAAAGAATGTCACTAAAAAGTCGCCACCAAAATTAGAGATTGCCGATGACGACACAGATGAAGAATAATAACAGATCATAATTTTATCCACTTTTTCAAAGAAAGTGGATAAATAATTATATAAATTTAATAGGAATAGACATCGACCATGAAATTCAACTCAGGGCTTAGCTCCAGATCGATCTTTGCAACGGAATACTTGACAGAAACGGTGATGTGATTCTTTGTTCCATCATACAGAATATCCGTGAGGATGACACCATTATCAGAGAGCGCGTCGTGCGCACAATCGCCAGCCTCATCAATGTCCAACAACACGATCTCATTGCCGCTCAGCGCATAAGGCTCTCCCGCGCAATTCAGTTCAAATGCGCCCGTAATTGCAAAATCGAGGGTGTTACTGTCGCGGAAGGACACAGACGCGCCAATCGTCTCACCAAACACTGACTTGGAACCGACATACTTTCCCGAAGGGGACGCTAGACCCGTAAGAGCGTAGAAGATTGCAATCAAATTCCCTACAAACATTTATATATATCGACAAAATGTCTTTAAACCAATCCACCTTTAATAAAGGTTTCAGCGCGTGTGGATTGGCTGTGCGGACCATGCAGGATCACAGGAGGTATCCGCAATCATAACACACTTATCATTCATTTGGTAAAACGAACTATCTTGTTGTAAATAATGTTGATTCCTTGTCTTGTCAAATAACATCACCATATCCATTTCTCCCCCGTCTTCAAAGAGTTTTATATGAAGACGATGGGTTACAGCTCTCTGACAGATCATTGCCCAATTACTCGGCTGCTGCCACAAAGCAAATCCATCCTCTTTACGAATAGACCATTCGCCAATGGTTTTTTTCTCGTCCAATGAAAAAATAGTTCCATCGTTGATAAATCGGACAGCAATGTTAATCGGTTTAATGTGTCGTATACCCAAGATAATAATATGCGATAAGCGCCATCCTCTCACATCTACAAGCGCCTTATTGGAGAATATATCAGTGAGAGAAACGACGTCAATAGTAATCGGCGTTAAATCGGTGTCGGGACAATTCATCTTGACAAGCTCACCGGGTTTCGCTACAAATAATTTGGGGTCGTCTTTATAAACAGGATCAACAAAAAACACAGCTTTTGGTGTTTGACGCTTACGATTATCTAGTTCATCAAGCATTTCCGATATTGTGTTTGAGTTGGTTGGTTCGTGTTTTACCCAATAACTCGCTTGTTGAGTAAACCCCATTTCCAAATTAGATGGCCAGTTCATAGACTTGCCGGTTTTTAGAATAAGACGCTCATTAATATCGGATTCTTTTTGAGCGATTATAGCCTCAAATTTCGCTCTCCAATCGAGATCTGTTTGACGACCCCCTGCGCAGTCGTATACATATGACATGTTGGAAACGGATTCAATAACCGGCTCGGATAATTCCATAGGCTCACACTGACAAATCATTTAGTACAATAAAATAGATATATTTGCTAGATATTACGCAATGTAATTATTTTTATTTACCAAATAATTGGCAAATAAAAAAATCTGTGCTGTGGTGCTTTTCACACAAAGTTAGGAAAAGATGACATCGATATCCATAATATCCCCCTTAACTTCTCCCTTGAACTCGAACGCCTTGAATTCGGGGCGATCCAACTGCGCCTGCGGCGTGTGATTATGCACAAACCTGGCAATCATCTTATACAGTTTGAAGTCAGGATACCTGTCCGTACCATCGTTCTTGTACAAGACATTGACACCCTTGTCGTCCAAACACCAATCAATGATAATCTTCTTCACCGGATCTTTGGCACACTTATTGACATCTTTAATGTCATCCACCATAAAATCAAATATAGAGCATGCGAGGCGGCACAAATCAAAGCTATAATTCGGTTCCAAACGCGGTTTCTTCTCGTTGAAGTATGGTTCCGTATTGTATTGAGTCGCTGCGTCTCCTCCCGGGCTGAAGCTGTCGCTGCAATATGTCTTGCCATTGACCTTGTAAATGCTTCTCCCGAAATCAATGATTTTGAATATGCGACCAAATGTCGGGACCCTATACACCTTTCCTTTGAACTTGTAAAACAGAAATTTCTTGTCAGTTTCATTGTACATGACATTGTTTGTGTGTAAATCATTGTGCGTAAATGAAAATGCCTTCTGGTATGTTATCAGCGTCATAATAATCTGCATCAGCGCCGACAGCCATTCGTCGTTCGTAAGATCATTCGAGAAAATCAAATCATCAAGAGTGTTATCGCAGTTCTCCATACAAATCACTTGAACTGGGAATTTGGGAATGGTCGCTTCAATCATCTCTTCTTCATCCTCTGAATCCCACGATGATTCATCGTCATCATCATCGTCAGCATCGTCATCTTCATCCTCTCCGCTGGTCTCATCGTCTTTGTTATCCTCTGCAGAAGTATAAGAAGACCGCGATGAACACGACGAACCAGACGAATCTGACCTCAAACTCTTTGAAATCCGCTCAACAAAATTCATTTCATCGAAGGTCATTTCCTCAAGAGCTTCCGTTGGAGCCTTGGTATCATCTTGTTCGAAGATGTCTTCGAATATAGAATCGTCAATCGGCGAGACATCTAGTTCCGCATTACTGCTCGGTTCAATTTGAATCGGTTTCCTCTTGTTGCTCTTGTCGTTCTGGAAGAGGTGTTCGTAACTATCAATTTTGAACAACTTGTTCTTGTTCTTATTGAAGAAATCCGATTTGTGTAGAAACTCAATATCGTCATACACATTCACTTTGAAATTGTTCTTGATTGCCAAAAATGATCCATAATAATCAACTCCATGCACAAACTTGTGTTCATGGATCAAGCTGTTTGTAAAATACAAGAACTGTCCATCCACATATGCGCAGTTGTTGGGGTCGGTGAATGAAGCTATCGTCGTTGTTTCGGTTGAGTTATAATCAGGCAGATTCAGGATCTTGTCGGCCTGTCCAACATACTTACCAATCAGATACTTGTAAGGGACCAACAGCGGAGCCAGCTTGAAAAATACCTCCTTATCCTTGACCTTTTGCGTTTGGATGTTCTTAACCTTGCACTCAAACAGATTGGGGCTGTCATCTATAGCCGATTTAACATTAGACAAATACCACCGATGGTTCAAATTCACACCGTTATAATTCGTCTCGTTCAGTGAAAGAATTCGTTTATAAATAGGGATGTAATTTTGAGTGTTCGAGAGAAACAGTGATTTCGGATCTTCTAAACTCTTGAAAAGTTCCTGATTCTTCCGTTTTTGATAATCGATTTTAGTCATCATAGCTATTTGAAATATAAATTATATTTGGTTCTAACTAATCCACTTTTGGGAAAGGTGGAGCAAAATCCTTATCCTTACTGTTATTTAGTTATTTTTAAAATAGGTTTGTTTTTGGCTCCACCTTTTCTAAAGGTGGATAAGGTGGATAGATGCGTAGTTTTCTTCCCAATTTAATTTAGCATTAGATTAGAATGGCGTCATTAGAATTAAGAAAATTTGATATGAAGAACATCAGCTTCAAACCAAATGAAGCAAAGGGACCCGTCGTCGTCCTCATCGGTCGTCGTGACACCGGTAAAAGTTTCTTAGTCCGTGATCTTCTCTATTACCAGCAATCAATCCCCATCGGAACCGTCATATCCGGAACAGAAGAGGGTAACGGTTTCTACAGTTCTATGGTTCCCAAACTCTTCATCCACAATGAGTACAACACTGCGATTGTCGAGAACATATTGAAGCGTCAAAAGACCGTATTGAAGCAGGTCAAAAAGGAAATGGAGACCTACAAGCGAAGCACAATTGATCCACGAACATTCGTCATTCTGGATGATTGCTTATACGATAACACTTGGTCTCGTGATAAGATGATGCGACTCCTCTTCATGAACGGCAGACACTGGAAGGTGATGCTTATCATCACGATGCAATACCCATTGGGCGTACCACCCACGCTCAGGACTAACATCGATTATGTTTTTATTTTGCGCGAACCCTACATTGCGAATCGCAAGCGCATTTATGACAATTACGCAGGAATGTTCCCTACATTTGAGTCCTTTTGTCAAGTCATGGATCAATGCACGGAAAATTATGAGTGCTTGGTGATAAATAATAACGCGAAATCGAATAAACTGCAAGAACAGGTATTCTGGTACAAGGCCGACAGCCACAATGATTTCAAGTTGGGGTCAAAGGAGTTCTGGGAACTCTCGAAAGGCTACAATTCGGGTGACGAAGAGGACGAAAAGTATGATCCAGGGTCAGTGCAGAAGCGCGGTGCTGGACCGAAAATCAATGTGAAGAAGGCTACGAAGTGGTAATCATCCACCTTTAGAAAAGGTGGAGCAAAAAAGTATATTAATTATTGTGACACTTTTTATTTAGATTCTTCCAAATAAAAACAATTTAAAAAGGGTGTATTATATAGTGTAACAACCATGGATGTAGTGAAAGCGTTTAATTCAAATGATTTGCATACAGAAATCGTTATAAAAGGAACATATGAGTCACCATTATTTCGTGCAAGTGACATTGGAGCAATTTTAGAAATGGGAAATATTAGAACAACAATACAAAATTTTGATGATACTGAAAAGGTCGTCCATACTATGGACACCCTTGGTGGGTCACAGACAGTAACTTTTCTAACCGAAAAAGGATTATATAAAGTTTTGTTCAAGTCAAGAAAACCAATAGCAGATAAATTCCAGAATTGGGTTTGTGAAATAATTAAGGAGATTCGCTTGTCCGGGAAGTATGAGTTAGAAAAACAGTTGGAGCAAAAGGATAAACAGATTGAATCTGCAAAACAAGA